CATGGCACTGCCCTATCAACGCCTGATTAAGAACAAACAGGTGCGCCACCTTTGCACCAACCCCATGATTCAGACGCTCAATATCTCCGACCCGACGGACGAACAGAAACGTCAGTTTACGCGCATTAAGCAGGCGTGGGAGGATAAGAACATGGAGGGCGCAAAGACCACCTTTGTGTCTAATCAAAAGTCGTATGGTGACGCGGCTTTGCTCTTCTTTATGGCCGATGGCAAACTCTGCACCAAGAACTTCTGTTTTGCTGACGACTACACGATTATCACGCACAAAAACGACGCAGGTAAGCACATTCTGGAATGTCTTATGTATGAGGTGGACGACATCACTTATGTAGATTGCTACGACGCCACCAACATGACCCGTCTTTCGCAGGAAACACAGGTAGACATGACCGGAAAGATTACCTCTTCATGGAAACGTTATGCTCCCGTGCGCCACGGCTTTTCAGAGTGCCCGCTAATTACAAAGCGTGGTGAGGTAGCGTGGAACAACGGCGAGGCTCTGATTGAAAGCCTCGAATCGCTCTATAATGTGTTCATCGTGACGCAAAAACGCCACGGCTGGGGCCTTATCTACATCAAGGGTCAGTTTAGCCAAAATGCGCAGCGTATCGCTGGTAGTGCCATACTCAATGATAGTTCTCTCGACCCCAATGCCGACGCAAAGATTCTAAACCCACCTGACCCGACGAACATGACGGAGACCATCAAGACGCTCGAAGATTCTATACAGAAAGCGTGCGGCACGACGTTCATCATGCCCAAGGACATCAACATCAGTGGCGACACGTCCGGCGTGGCGGTGGAAATGACGCAGGAACTGGACATGGCGACCGCAGAAGAGGGCGTATCAGAGTGGCAGAACGTAGCCAACAAGATGATGCGTCTGTTTATCGAAGGTATCGCGATGGAACTCACCAACACGGGCGATGATGAGTTTGACAATCCGGCACAATCGTTCAAAAAACTGCGTGTTCAAAACTCGTTCTCCGTTTGGAAACCAAAGTCAGAGGAGGCGCACAACTCGATGGTAGAGGGTGCATTTGGTGCCGGTATCATCTCTTTGCGCACCGCCGTTGAAAAGAACACGCTTAGCACGCCTGATGAGCTTGCTCGTATCGAGAAGGAAACCAAGGAAAAAGAGGAGAAGGAGCTTTTGCAGAAGCAAGCAGAAAATGGCGTAGATGGTAGTCAGACTACACACGCAGGCGGAGAAAACAACACAAAAGAGGTTATCGACGTTGTAAATCAGTAACGTATGGAGCGCGAAGTTCTGAAAATAAAATATGTCGGTAGAGATGGCTTAGAGCACAGCTTTAACGACATAGAGATACGAGAGTACACCTATACGGCAAATCGTATGGGTTCATCTCAAATTGCCGCAACGCTCGATTATGAGCGTTGTCTGGATGATGATTGGCACATTGGACGTGACTTCGTTACGTTCAATGGCGAGAACTTCTACATTCAAGAGATACCCTCCTCGTCCAAGGACAACAAGGACGTTCGCTATTCACACGAGATAACGTTTCGTTCCGAGCGTGAGGTGCTGAATACGACGTACTTCTATGACGTTGTGCCTAAATATGACGATGACGACAAACAGGCTGTTACAGCGAATAAGCCGTGTACCAACTCATCCACATTCTCGTTCTACGGAACGATATATGAGTTTATCAACCGACTAAACTGCGCCCTGAAAAAAGCAGGTTTATCAGATAGCAACATTGACTACCTTATCCAAGGAGATTACTTAAAGTTCGCCCCGGCGGGCGATGGTTTCTACGCTATCTTTGACGAAGATGGAGGTTATTTGTCTGACGCTGACGAAAGCGTGGAACTTAGCTTTGAGGATTCCTACATTTGGGATGCAATCGAAACGGCGTATGATAGCTACGAGATACCCTACGAGTTTCACGGCAGGGCAATTATCTTTGGTAAAGCTCCGACTATTGTAGACCGCACGTTTAAGTACGGAGAGGAAAACGAGCTTTTGTCTGTCACCAAGACCAACGCTAACGCTAAAATCGTGCGCAAGGTGACGTTCAAAGGTTCGTCAGAAAACATTCCTTACTATTACCCGAATAAGAGCGAATATGGCGACTACACGCTTCATGTAGAGAATGGAAAATCGGAGCAAAAAATCAGTGTCGATGACTTCACGGTAGTTAATCAGCAGAAAATGTTTAGCGTTTTGTCGCCGGGCAAAAAGCTACAACTTTTATATCAGGGTGACGACCATATCGGCGTAAGCGGGTTTACTTTTCACAACTTCAATAAAACGACTGACGACCAAATCAAATGGAAGTACAGCGAGGAAACACACTCCCCAGACGAAAAGATAAAACTTCCATTCTATGTATATCCGATTTTCTATTTTTCTATTCCAGAGGATAAACTGACTGAGGACTACGGAACATTTAAGTTGGGGTCTCTTTCGTTCAGGATGTCCGTCGTTCAGTGGCCGAACAACCCTGAAACAGAATTTACGAGATACCACTGGGAGAGCGTTAAGAAGGTCGAGATTGGCCGCGTGGTGAATGGTGAACCTATATTTACAAAAGGTACGGAACATTACCAATACATTGACCAAAATGCTGACAAAGACGCGATCTACGAAGGGGTTGAATTTCCAAAGGACTTGGTTGCAGGTGAGTGGGCCATGCGACTTACGATAGAAGTTCCAAACAGCTTGAAGAAAAAAACGAGTTTGCAGGAAGAGGAGAGTAGTAAATCATATTGGGCCTTTGTTGGTATTGCTGATAGCGGTCTCGACGTAGACTTAATTGTAAAGCACGATAACTTCTATTGGAAAATTGAAGATGACGGAAATACATACCTTAGCGACAACCTAAAAAAATCGGTTGGCGTATCGTACAACGGCGAATACGACACAGTTTTCGCTGGTCAGTCTTTCTATTGGGAGGCCGGAGAAATGATGCCATCACAGGAATACCTGCAACCCCCAAAGTACCGCGAATCTTTCGGCGATGAGCGTTTCTACAAAGCTCTCAATGACCCGTCGGCAAGCACCGATTCCTACGTTCACGAGGACGACTACAAAGACCCCGACACGGACAAGCTGTACGAGTTTAAGAACGAATGGGAGAAAGGCTTTAACGACGAGTACATCTATGTAAACGACGACATCAAACCGACGATTGAGGGTATCACCAACTCTCAAGGCGTGCTCTTTGGCTCGATTGCAGGGGTGGCATTTGACAGCGACGACAACGACGAGTTGAAAGCCGATGCAGACGAGGATTCCGATACGAGCACGCTATCTTACAAGCACTCGTATTTCTATCTGAAACTCAACAAGTTCGACGGAGCGGACGGATTTGACTTATTTGCCAGCGCGTCACAAAGTGGCTCAATGACCATACAAATGACATCGGGCAACTGTGCCGGGTGTAGCTTTGTTATTCAGGCATACGAGGTAACGGACGCTGTAAACGGAAAACTCTCTTACAAGAATCCCGTTCAGGTAGACGAGGATGGAAACATCGTAGCCGGTACGTTTGCCGACAAAGTAAAGAAAGGCAGCTATCAGGACGAACAACAGAACACCGAGGAAAACGAGATTTGGATTTGCGTACAGAAAGATGCGGAAACATTCGGCGTGATTATGCCGAATCAGACCAACGAGTATTTTCCTAATATTGGCGATACGTTCAACATCATCAACATTGACCTGCCCGAATCCTACATCTTAGCCGCAGAGCGGAAAGGTATGCAGGAGGCGATACGATACATGAGCGAGAACAACGAGGACAGATTCACCTTTGAGATTTCCTGCTCGCGTATCTTCTTTCAGGAGAATCCACACGTCTTAGCACAGATTAGCGAAAACTCGATGATTCCCGTAGAGTACAATGACGTTACGCACAATCTCTACGTTTCAACTTTCACATTCACGGTGAAAGAGAAAGAGGCTCTCCCGGAGGTCACGATGGATTTGGAGGATGAGATTGCCGTCGTCGATACCTTTGAAAAGAAGGTCACGGAACGCTTACAGTCCGTCATTGGCTCGCCTGCTAATGTACAAAACATGGTAAGTGGAGTTAGCGTTGGTAACAACACAATCATCAAGACCGGCGACACAACCACACCAACCAACAACAACGTATTTTCCGCAGAAAAATCAGACGAACGATTCCTTAGAAAGGACATCGACGACACGACCGACAAGACGATAACTGTTGGTGGTCTTTCATCTACGGGCGACGTTACTGTTGGGCAGTATATGCCGGGGTACAGCAGCTACGGCGCACGCATTACAAAAGGCGGTGAAATCGAGGCACAGAGCCTGAAAGTGTGGGGCAGCATTGAGGCACCCTACCTGAAATTCAATCGCGTATCGGTTATGGCCGGTGTAAGATTCCAGACGTTCGGCGGCGGCGAGATTGAAAGTGTCACGATTGACACTGACGATGATGGGAACGAGTTGGCAACCGGCACAATCACCATCAAGACGGAACGCGGCGAGGTTGGCTCGGTAGACGTAGACGACCTTTGCGTTGGTATTTTCCATAGTTTCTACGGAGAAAACGAAACGGAGACCATCGACACCAAGAACGGAAACTTTGTGTTTGCAGGTTTTAGGACGTCTTACTTCCGTGTCACGGAAATCCTCGACGACACACACACGACGTTTAGATATGTGCTGCGTGGCGTGAGCGACGATTGGACGACGCAATACCACCCACAGCAGTACATGAGTTTCTCGTGCTATGCCAACACAAACAACACAGATAGACAGAAATGTAAGGTCGAAACCAACCAATATGAGCTTTTATTGAAAGATATGAGCACATGGACGTTTGGCGAAAGCAATATTTACGCTATCTTTGGCGTGCTTGAAGGCTTTTCCCTCTCCGGCAAGCAGTTCCACGGAACGGGCGTAGTGTTGGGTAATTTCTATTACTACGGCACGCAGAATTTCTTTGTCAATGCGCCGCTGAAAATCAATATCGACACGCAGGGGCAGACGGTACTTGCGACGAGTGAAACGCTGAAAATCACTTGTACCTGTCAGAAAGGTTATCAAGACATAGACAGCAACCTAATCGAGTGGTCGATAGTCAGAGAGACAGCCTATCCAGCAGATGATGCCGTGTGGAACGCAAGCACGAAAGCCAAAGCGTTCAACGGAGAGATAGAAATATCCTACGACGACTTAGGCGTAGATAGCAATGTTTACGGACAAAGCACCATGTTTACCGTCACGGCAATCTACGACACGGACAAGGTAGATGCGGAGGTAATCATCTAATAAATCTTAATGCGATATGCAACAGAGTAAGCAAGTTAAAATCAGAAAAGACTTCCAGCCGCTCACCTCGTGTGTGAATCTTGTGGTACGAAGTACGGCTAGTCCGCAGAGGCAGGTTTACGACGGAGAGACCTTTGAGCCGGACCGTGGGGTAACGCCTTTGGTGATAATTCCAGAGATATTAGCCAAGTCCACCGATGGCAGCTGGGACACGTCGGTAGCCAACAAGCTATTGGCACCCACGAGTATCAAGTGGAAAATCAATGGCGAAGATGTTACGACGCTCGATGATTGGAAAACGCTGGTAAGCATTGACACGACGACCGATGGTTATCAGAGAGGTATGATAACCATATCGAGGAACGTTTTGCCCACAGAGAGTTTCGATTTACAATTCTTTGGTACGTTCACTGACACGCGATTGGGAGTGAACATAAGCGTTACATCTGAGATTATCAGTCTGAACACAGTAAGCAAAGCCGAAGATTCCTATGGCTTCACGTTGGGAAATTCTTCGGTGTTTAACTACAACGTCTTAAACGACAGGCTTTTTGCCTACGATTTGCACAGAGATTTTGGCGTTGGTAACGAGACGGACAAAGATGCTTGTTTGGATGGAAAACAGTATTTGTTTACCATGCCGCTCAACGTCTGTCACGGAACAAAGACAATCACGTCCGGGTACAGCATAAAGCTATACAGACTCAGCGGCGACGAAAAAGAAGAGTTGGCCGTAGACGGTCTGGAAGTCATAAAGATTGGCACCGATGAGATAATCATTGACTGTCGTTTCATTGACCACGAAGAATATCTTATTGAGATGGTTGTGGAAGAGAAAGCCGTCGATACAAAGCAATTCTCGATATACAGAGAAGAATCGGGGTATAACGCCTCGCCGATGTTCTCCATGAGCATACAACCCTCGGACGAATACCACAGAAACAAGCTCTATATAGAGACCGACGACGACGTTGTTGAAAATCCAGAGTATTACTTCAACATTGATTGGTATTCGGCAACGAGCAGCCTAGCAAAGAAAGCATGGCAGACAGGTCCTAAGTGTGTGGTGAATCTAGCCGATGCGGGCGTAGGAAATACAAGCACCGACGATTGGTTACAGATATGGGCCGAAACAGAGTACAAAGGAAAGTATTACGCGCTCACGGACGAGGACGGAGAAATGTACACGGACGAGGACGGAGATGTGTATATTGGCAACTAAGTCTACAAAAGTAAAGAAAGCAAAGAAAACAAAGAAAGCTATGAGATATTGTATCGTAAACCGAGAAAAGTTCCTAACGGCGGGCGGCGTATCTGTCGGCCACTACGAAAACGGAACGAAAATCATCATCAACGAGAACGAGCTTATCCGTGACAGAGCGTTAGGCAAGACATTTGAGGAGTGGCTAGCGGAGTTAGACGGAGAGGCCTACGACACGCCACAAATCAAGCGTATCATTAACAGCGGAGGGTACAAACTAAAATTGTTATAATATATGCAATACAAAGCACAAAATTCAATCACGATTACGCGATTAAAGACCGGGGATAGCTTGTATTTTGATTTTATCTCGAACGGTAAATCACTGTACCAAAGTGTAGACGAATCTGGCACTGCGAAGCCGGACTTTACAATTGCTGAAAACCAGCCGGCTGTCACGCCGCAGTGTACGTCTATGCGCGGGAACGTCGTCACGCTGAGCAATCATCAGTGGGTGTATAACTATACGACACTTGTTTTCAATGGCGAAACAAGCGATGGCTATACCAAAGACTCCACAGGCAAGTTTGCCATGAAGTCTGACGGTACTTTTAAAATCATCGCCAACCTCGCTAGCAAGACCAACGACGCCGACGACGTGTTAACCTACTCAGCCGTGGCGACTGTTGCGGGTTCTGAATACCCGATTACCAAGACCGTGACAATCACCATTGCTAAATTAGGTGCAAACCCTTACAATTTCTATTTGTACGCCAACCCAATGGTTTTGAGCGAAGAAGCGACACAGACGACGGTTAAAGCTGGTTTGATGAAGGACGGCGTGGACGTAGATAAAACGTCGTACTACATGAAAGTCATGCGTGGCAGCGATGTCATGGAGGTAGACCAAGCCAACAAGACGTTTGTTGTCAAGCGCGACGACGTAGATTACGGACAGATATTTGTCGCCAGAGCCTACGAAAGTTCTTCTGCAACAACGCCTATTGCGGTGGCGACGATTAACATCATTGATAACGCCGACGAATACAAGGTAGAACTCAAAGTACAAGGCGGACAAAGCGGGCAAGTAGACAGTGGCAGCAGCGTGACGGTAAGTTGTGTGTTGTACCGCAACGGAGAAAAATACACCGCAGCGAATCCTAGCTATCTGTATCAAGTCTATCGGCAAGACGGCGATTGGGGATCGCCTATCAGGAGCGTGGAAACGGACACAATAACCATTTCTACCGACGACACGGACTACACAGATTCAAGCGGCAATCAGAAAACCACAGACGTAACGGTGGTGGCTATGGTGACGATTTGACGCTAGCGCGTGCAAACAAGCGCGAACACGCAAGCAAAGTGGACGCGAATAAACAAACAATAAACAAAGAAAGATATGTCAAAAACATTAGGAAGCGTAACAGAAGTGACAACGGCACTATCGACGAACGACGTGCTGGTGGAAATTGGTGGCTCGATTCGCCGATTGCCTATTTCCGCACTAGCGGACATTATCAACAACGGCGGCACGATGATTCTGTCTCAGATTGCATGGTGTGTGCCGATTAAGCAGTCTAACACTTATTCTTCAACCTACTACGGCGTGTCGGGTAACACAGCCATGTACGCAGAATGGAAACGTCGTGTTGGCCGATACTTGGTAACATCCGACGGACAAGCAACGAAGCTCCATCCGAATGATTCATCTCTCACAGCCAAAGGTGCTACGGTAGACGAATCACTCGGACAAGTCATGGTCATTGGTCCGGCGTTGTACTATCTTGTCAAAGAGGACCCCGACACAGGTACCCCGGTGCTTTGGATGAGTGAATATCCGATTGGCGGTCACAGAATCGGCGAGTGTAACGGCGGGTTGTACTTTTGCTATGGGGCGTACTATGGCTATAATCTAAGTAATAAACTCGTGTCGCGGTCGGGATATAAGCCTACGGCAGGTACTGGGTACACCATTAGCGCATTTTGGACGTATGCCCACAACTTCGGCGACGGCTGGGGATTGTGCGATTGGTCGTGGTGGACGCTTATGGGCATGATTACACTCTCAGAGTACGGAGATACGAACATTCAAGCTAAGTTAGGCAATGGACGCACTGGTAGCGGCAATTCATGGAGTGAAACTAGTGGCACTAAGACTGGTCTCACAATTTCACTTGGCGACTACACGGGTACAGTTGCCATGACAGATGTTACCTCCGTCACGGATGCTTGTAGCGTAAACTTGCTCGGCTTTGAGGACCACTACGGATGGTATTGGCAGATGATTCAGGGTATCTACTTTGGCAATTCCGGTAACGACGCACAAGACGGAACGGAGGTATATATATATAAAGGTAACTACCTACCGTCCACCACGGAACTTGCTACGCACCCAAATGGTGAGTATCGGCAGATTACTCGCGTTACATCAAATGGATATTGTAAGTTCATGTACATTGGTGAATACTGTGACTTCCTCGTTAAAACTACTGGCGGTAGTTCCACGCAGTATTGGGCGGACTATTATTGGGGGAATACGACGGGGCAGCTCTGTCTCGTTGGTGGTAGCGCGGCCAGCGGCTCGGATTGCGGCTCGTTTTTCGTCTGCTCGAACAGCTCGTTCTCGTACTCGGGCTCGAACTGCGCTTCTCGCCCAGCTTACTACGGCAACCTGACTTTTATCCGCTAATGCCACTATTCTTCCCCGCCGTCCGTAAGGCGGCGGGGCGATTTTGGGTCAAAAAAGAGGAAAAATAAGAAATTATTGATTTTTTCTTCAAAAATATTTGGAGAATATAAACAAGCGCGTTATCTTTGTGGCATGAAATCTAAGTTACACGAACAGCTATGTTAGATACTACAAATGCTACCAAACTTAGTTGGTTGGGTGCTCCGAAGCTCTGTCACGTTGGTGGTAACGCGAACAACGGCTCGAATTGCGGCTCGTTTTACGTCAACTCGAACAACTCGTTCTCGAACTCGAACACGAACTACGCTTCTCGCACAACTATTGTAAATCGGTGCAAGCACCGTGGAGCGCCGACCACGACCCGCGATGTAAGATTGCGAGATGTCGGAAGATAAAGAATCCAGAAAGGTTTTGAGGAATCAAAACAAGACGGTCTAGTAACAATGTTGAAAGGCCGTGGGAGAATCCAGTAAGCTGGAAAAATCACTAACCCGCGCTAACGTGCTACACAGCGTAAAACGCACAAGCAAGCGCACTAATTCAACACATCATGAATAATCAAACAATCACATAAACATGAAGAGGGTAAAAGGCTATTTGTTAGAGCAAGTGGCCGATATGGAAAATCTTCGACGAGCCGTGAGAATGGCAGTAAAGAACAAGGCGGGTAAGGATTATGTAAAGAAGTTCCTAGCAAACGAGGAAAAGAATCTTTGGGCGTTGCATAACATGATTATCACGCTTACATTTCCCGAAGTCGTCTACCATAAGGGCGAGGCTAAGTCCGCAGATGATAAAGTCAGAGACCTCGATAAGAAGTATTTTTATCCGTGGCGCGTGCTAGATTGGGCAATATATCTTGTAATAAAGGACCATATTAACAAGAAGTTTATCTACGACAGCTACGCAAGCATTGAGGGCAAAGGAACGCATTTCGGCGTGAAACGCATGAAGATGTTCCTAAGACGTTATCCAGAATATCAATACTATGTTCAAAC